TGGACCTACACGGTTACCGCAGACGGTACGTTCTTTACAGAGCAGGTCCGTGTTGGTGACTTGTTGATTGCTGAGGTTGATGCGCCAACAACACTTGCTGATTGGACTACCGTTCAGAACAACATTGACCTAGCTACATATACCATAGCAGGTATTGCTAGTTTCAGCTCTTCTGACTTTACCGTAAGCTCAGGTGCTGTAAGCATCCTTAACGTAAACCTTGGCACACAAACCACAGGCAACTATGTTGCTACAGTTAGCGAAGGGGCAGGTATTGACATTACAGGTGGAACAGGAGAGGGTACATCAAACACAATTACACTTGACCTTAACGAGCTTACCGCTGCAACAACAGCAGCGCACTTAGCGGGTAATGACGGATCGGGTAACACAAGAAAGTTTACCATTGCAAATATTGCAACGCAGGTTACATCAGCCAACTCATGGGCAGGTACAATTGGAGGAAGTACGTCAATCACGGTTACATCAGCAACACACGGTCTTGGAACTGACTCGTCAGCTTTCATGATTCAACTTGTTGAGGTGTCAACGGGAGAGACTGTGTTCACAGATACAACCCGTGGTGCTAGTGGTGCTGTTACGTTTGATTTTGCTACAGCTCCTGCTGCAAATGCAATACGCGTATTGATTCAAAAAATAGGTTAATAACCAAATAAAATTCAATGGCAAATCGCTTTCTTAATAACATAAGAATAAACGATGAGTACACTCTGCCAGCAGCGGACGGTAGTGCTGATCAGATAATAACAACAGATGGCGCAGGACAACTTAGTTTTGTAGACCAGTCAACGTTAGCTTCTGGTTCGGCAGAGAGGACTGAAATACTTGTTAAAAATGTGCACGGGTCATCTTTATCTAAAGGCGATCCAGTATATATAGTAGGTAGTGTTGGCGCTAGTGATAGACTAGAAGTTGCTTTAGCGGATGCTGGCAACGCAGCTAAAATGCCTTGCGTTGGTTTACTTACTCAAGACTTAGCTAACAATGGACAGGGCACTGCAACCGTAACTGGTAAACTTAGAAACCTAATAACTTCGCCGATAGACGGTGCAACACCTACAGAGAACGATACCATATACGTAAAATCAGGTGGAGGACTTACCTTAACTAAACCAACGGGATCTACTAATTTAATACAGAACGTAGGCCAAGTCGGTAGAGTTAGCACATCATCAGATGGTAACGTTGTTGTTTCGGCTATACTGAGATCAAACGACGTACCTAACTTGCCAACTGGCAAGATATGGGTTGGTGATGGAAATACTACAACATCTACTGTTGTTCACTTAGATGAGCCCAATGGGCGTATGGGAATCGGAACGACTAGTCCAGGTTATAAATTACAGGTTGGTGATAATGGTGTAGGTGACGGTAATATAACAATGAAAGCTAATGGCACAGGTGTTGATGCCGGAGCTAAACTTACTTTCAATATGAGCGTTGGCGGCGGGAATGCTGATTCATATATAGCTCAAATAGTACCTATTAGTTATGATTCTTTATCTTCAGGAGTACACAATAGTTTAAATTTTAAAGTAGGAACGTGGAATAATAACGCAGATGCTGGAGTATCTAGGATGACTATACTCTCTAACGGCAATATTGGAATAGGAACTACTGACCCAGGCACAGCTAGATTAGCAGTAATAGGCGGCAACGTCGGTATCGGGACGACTAGTCCACTTACAAATCTCCACATAGCAAACACAGGAGGAGCAGCACAACTATCATTAGAAAGAACAGATACCTCTGATACATTAAAACTCGTAATAGCAAGTAGCTACGGGTATTTGCAAAATACAACCGGACCTTTATCTTTAGGAACAACTGGAGGTAGTCAACAAGTCTACATTGCTACAGACGGCAACGTCGGCATCGGAACGACTAGTCCTAGCGCAAGATTAGACATATCAGGCGGGGACATAAGGCTGTCAACAAACGCAACTTATTTAAGATCAAAAGACTCAGCATCAGCTATTCCAAGAGTATTAGGTATGAATGCCTCTAATGCGTTTTATATTGGGCCTATTGACAGTTACGCTGGAGGCGGTATAATTTATGGAGCTTCATCAAATGTTTCTTATCATGGATTTTATGGAGGGGGCAGTGAAAAAGTTAGAATAACCTCCTCAGGCGACGTCGGGATTGGCGAAACATCAATAGATGCAAAATTACACTTAACAGCAGCAAGCTCAGGTTTAATTAACCAAAAATTTGAAAGTGCAGGAAGTGCAGCTTGGAGATTAGGTATCCCAGCATCACAAACATACTTTGCATTTGACAATGCTAACGATAATTTATCCGCACCTAAAGTTGTTATTGATTCATCAGGCAACGTCGGGATCGGGACTACTAGTCCTGCTCATAAACTAACAGTAAACGCCGCTAACAATACAACCGCTGTAGGTATAGATTTTCCTTCAGCGAGTTTTGATTTTGCAGCTGCAAGCACAAGTGGATACACTACTTTATTCAACATGGATAATACTGGCTTAGACATAGGTCATAATTCCACCGGAAGAGCATTAAATTTAAAAACAGGTAGTTTAGATAGAGTAACTATACTAGGAAATGGCAACGTCGGGATCGGGACGACAAATCCTGGGGGTAAGCTGTCAATAGGCGGTGCTTCAGGAGAATTATTAAAATTAGACGATAGTAGCGCAACAGGTAATCCTTTTATAAGTATTTGGCAAGCGGGAGTTAGAAGGTCTTATATACAATATGTTGACTCCGGCGATAATCTTACTTTTGCTAGTGAGTATGGCGGTATGGTATTCATGACGGGAACTGGAGGAACTGAGACTGAAAAAATACGTATCACCTCAACAGGCAACGTCGGGATCGGGACGACTAGTCCAGATTATAAGCTTGACGTAGCTGGCACAATAGGTATGGATACATATTTGTATCATAATGGTGATACAGATACATTTATTGGATATCCAGCAGCTAATACGTTTGATGTAAACGCTGGGGGTGTAAAACAGTTAAGCGTAACAAGTGATAATGTAAATATCACCGACACTTTATCATATACCTATCCAACGGCTACTAATGAATATAATGGTGAAATCGTAACCTTTGGTAGTTTTAATACAGCCAATGGAACTATTGCTGCTGGTGACGTTATTGTATACACAACGGCTGGTGTTAACTCAGGTTGGATGAGAGCTCAGGGGAATACAACTTATTCAAAAGGGATGCTTGGTATTGCAATGGGAACAAGTGCTAGTGATGGTATACTTATAAAAGGATTTGCTAGAAATGCGGCGTTTGCATCCGGAGGGCTTGGAAGTCCACTATATCTTTCTCCAACTAGCGCTGGTGACACAACCAACGTTATTCCAAGTTCTACTAATAATGTTGTTAGAATTGTTGGGTATATGCTTAACCCTACTAATGATGAAATATTTTTTGATCCAGATAAGAGCTGGGTACAGGTATCTTAAGTTATGGCAACAACAACAATAAACGCAAGCCTACAGGGTCTTATTGAAAGACAAGATACTGGTTCCTCCGCTATTAACTGGCTTACTACAACAAGAAATGCCGCTGCCGGAAGTAGCACAACAACTGTAACGGTTAATACAAACCTTGTTGGCTTAAGAGCTCAGTATGAAGTTTCTAAAGGAACTTATATTTCAACTTGTACAAGAACTTTTTTGTTTTTTGATTTATCTAGTATAAATGGGACAATAACGGCAGCAACTTTAAAAGTATTAGCCAGCACTCCAGGCAATACTGATGATGTGCAAGTTACGCCCTCAACAGCTTGGGGTGGCGATGGAACAACAACAACATTAGGTACAGGTGATTATGATGGGGTGGAGTTTTATGGCACGTCAGGCTCAAACTACGGTTCAATACTTTCTTGGACGGCATCTGCATATAATGATTTTACGTTAACGTCGGATGCCATTGCCGATATGAATAACGACGGATATTTGAACTGTGCGTTAATAAACCAAGACAATGATTATAGAGGCATCAGTCCTTCGCTTGGCATTGATATAACTCATGCAATTGAATTTTTAGATTCATCAAGCCCAATAAAATTAAGTATTACATATACGCCGGCTCCGACTGGATATGGCAATAATGTAGCGGGATTAGCATCGTCAAGCATTGCTAATGTAATTGGCGTAGCAACAGCAAGTATTGCTAATGTTAGTGGATCATCATAAATAAATATATAACCTTAAAAACAAAAAAAAATGACAACTTTTGAATGGAACTGTAGAACAGTTGATGTTTACCCAACAGAGGGTGAATATACAGATGTAGTGTATAATGTACACTGGATTGTAACAGGAACCTCAGATCAAGTAGATCCTGAAGGAAATGCATACACCGCAACTAGTATTGGTACACAAGTATTAGACACTAGTACTATTACTGATTTTATTCCTTTTGCTGATTTAACAAACGCAGAAGCAGTGCAGTGGACACAAGATGCTATGGGTGCTGATCAGGTAGCGGCAATTGAGTCTGGGGTTGAGTCTGCGATCAATCAAGAAATAAACCCAACGTCAATAACTATGACGATAGAAAATTAGTATATTTGTATATTATAAATTTCAAAATTTAATGTAATGGCAAAATCAAAAAAATTAACAAAGGAAGAACTAAAAGATTTACAAGAACTAAACGCTGCTTTTAATAATGCGAAGAATCAATTGGCCGATCTCGAGCTTAACAAAATGTCGCTAGTAGCAGGACTTGGTTCTTTACAGAATAAGTTTAAAGAAATAGAGCAGGATCTTGTTCAAAAATATGGAGAAGATTCTGTGATTAACCTACAAACAGGAGAAGTAAAACCAAATGGCAAAGATAAGTAACCAATCAGAGTACCCACAAACTACACCGGCTGCTGAGGACTACCTCATCGGAACAGATGCTTCGAACAATAAAGCAACTAAGACCTATATGTTTAGCTCTGTAGCGTCTTGGATCAATGATCAATATGTGTTGCCTACAGCAACATCATTAGTTCTTGGGGGTGTAAAAATTGGAAGCGGTATCACAGTGGGGGTTGATGGAACTATTTCTACCGACCACACAACCATAAATACTTTAAGCGGTGATCTTACCCTAGCACAGGGGACAGGTATATCAATAACCGACAACGGTAGTGATACAATCACAGTTACTAACACATTCACAGACTCTCCGCTTGAGCTTATAGATGAGGGTAACGGAGACGGTATTGTTCTAGCGGGCCGTACGGCAGCTAACTATGGTAATGTAGGTAACAATGCCGTCGACATCTCTCACAGCAATCAATCAAGCACCACATATGGGGCTACGGCTGGGTATTCATTTGCCTCAGGGTATCTAGCAACCGCTAGTGGTTCGTATTCTGTGTCATTTAGTGGAACTGCAACAGGGGCTAACTCATTGGCTTTAGGCCGTCAATCTTCGGCTACAGCGATAAATGCAGTTGCCTTGGGGTCATCATCTTCGGCGACAAATGTTTCTGGCTTAGCTATAGGTACAGGTTCTACCGCATCAGGAAATGCGGCGATAGCTGTAGGTTCTGCTGATTCTACAGCTACATATACAATTGCTATTGGACAGACTTCTGTTGCGTCTAGCGATTTCGCAGTAGCTATTGGTAATCAAGCAGACGCAACTGCTAACCATGCCATATCATTAGGATACAATGCAAGCTCTACAGGGGTACAGTCTGCGGCTATAGGTAAAGATTCCTCAGCGACTGATACGGCAGCCATGGCATTAGGTTCAGGAGCTATTGCATCAGAAGCCTACCAAATAGCATTAGGTTCAGCTAGCGCAAGTGTAGCTGTGTTGATCGCATCATTACCTAACACCACTAGCTATGCTGATGATACAGCGGCAGCGGCAGGAGGTGTGCTTGTTGGTGAACTTTACAGAGATGGTAGTGTTGTGAAGGTAAGGGTCTCGTAAAATCTTATTTAAAAAAATAATAATGGATATAAGAAAAATATCTGTTGGTCCAGACTACAAGTCAGGAGCAATGCACTATATAGTTGGGCAATCAATCCTTAATGACGAATACAACATACACCTTATCAGGCAAGACCTTGAAGAGGGATCTATTAAGATATGGATTGAAAAAAATATGGAGGTATTTCTCTGGAAGGAGTTTACAAACACAATGCCTATATCCATAGAATACAATATTAATTTTTAATGAAATCTCCGTTCTACTTTATTGCAAAGCCTGTAGATGGAAAAAGATACAACAACACAAAACAAATCGGGGGAATTGATTTTATAGTAAGCACATCTGAGGAAGACCATAAGTTTTCAAACAGGTATGCAGAGGTTGTTGAGGTTCCAATATCATACAAGGGTCCAATTGAATCAGGAGATATACTCCTAGTTCACCACAACGTATTTAAGTTTTACAACGACATGAAGGGTAGGAGAAAAAGCGGAAGAAGTTTTTTTATGGACGACAAGTTTTTTATTGAACCCGATCAGTTCTTTATGTATAAAAAAAATAACACCTGGCATTCTTATGACAGGTATTGTTTTGTTAAGCCAGTTCCTGCTGAAGAATCTTTTATATTCAAGCCTTTTTCTGAGGAGCCATTAGTTGGTATTATGAAATACCCTAATGATTACTTAAAATCAAAAGGAATAAATAGCGGAGATTTAATATCTTTTAAGCCGGAGAGCGAGTATGAGTTTGATGTAGATGGAGAAAAACTATACCGTATGTATGACCATCAGATAACTATGAAACTATGAATGATTTTTTATACTTTGAAGAAAGTTGGAATGAAGATATTCCTATAAGAAAACAAAAAAGAATCAAGGATGGAATCAAAAGAAATAAAATTAAAAATAATTGCTGCGGGAAGGAAGGCTGTAAAGGAACTAATAAAAGTTGCCGAAGAGGACATAATTAGAAAAAACTTTGACGACGAGTCCTCTGAGCTTGCCGCAGATAGGTTAAAGAATGCAGCCGCTACAAAAAAGCTTGCCATATTTGATGCTTTTGAAATTCTTAATAGGATAGAAACAGAGCAAGAGAATCTGGAGATATTAGAAAAAGGATCTACAGATATTGATACAAAACAAGGATTTGCAGAACGACGATCAAAATAGTTTATACGCCATCATTGATGGTCATGTATCTAAGTCTGTTCTTAATACTAAAAACAAGAACAGAAGCTGGAGGTACGGATATGACCCAAAGCATGACCTTGTTGTCATTTCAAAAGACGGAACTGTAGGAGAGGTATACGATATAAGCGGAGTAAAGATTGGCTTGCCAGCAGCTCCAGAAAAAGTATACGCACGCAGCGATAAAAAATCTGAGCAGTACTGGGAGGCCAATCAACTACCTCAGCAGCTTTCTAGGGTACAAAGTATATTTCAGTGGAATGACATGAACAACGAGTTTAAAGGGCGTTGGGTTGACTACATTGAAGAAGAATTTGACAGGAGAGAGCTAGGTTTTTGGTTTATGAATAATGGACAACCTACTTATGTAACCGGCTCTCACTATATGTACCTACAATGGACAAAGATTGATGTGGGACTACCTGAGTTTCGAGAGGCTAATAGAGTACTTTTTATATTCTGGGAAGCGTGCAAGGCAGACAACAGGTGTTTTGGTATCGTATATTTAAAGATACGTCGTTCAGGATTTTCATTTATGTCTTCATCTGAGTGTGTTAATACGGCTACTTTAGCAAAAGATGCACGTATAGGTATACTGTCTAAGACAGGGTCGGATGCAAAGAAAATGTTTACCGATAAGGTTGTGCCTATAAATAGTAGGCTACCTTTTTTCTTTAAACCTATTATGGACGGTATGGACAAGCCAAAGACAGAGCTTGCCTATCGTGTGCCTGCCTCAAAGATTACCAAGAAGAATATGTATGACGTTGACCAAGATGGCATCACTGGTCTGGACACAACTATCGACTGGAAAAACACAGACGATAACTCATATGATGGTGAGAAGCTGTTGCTGCTTGTTCATGACGAGTCAGGAAAGTGGCTGAAACCCAATAACATACTCAACAACTGGCGCGTAACTAAGACGTGTTTGCGTCTAGGTAATCGTATTATCGGCAAGTGTATGATGGGGTCTACCTCAAATGCTTTAAGTAAAGGAGGGGGTGAGTTCAAGAAACTTTATTACGACTCTGATCCAAGAACGCGTAATGCCAACGGTCAAACCAAAAGCGGTATGTATTCACTTTTCATCCCTATGGAATGGAATATGGAGGGATTTATTGATAGATATGGTAGGCCTGTTCTAGAGACACCTGAGGCAGAGATAGAAAGCATCAATGGAGACTATATATATCAAGGCGCTATAAACTACTGGGAGAATGAGGTTGAGTCTATGAAGAACGACCCTGATGCTTTGAATGAATTCTATCGACAGTTCCCGCGCACCGAGTCACACGCGTTTAGAGATGAGAGCAAACAGTCTCTGTTTAACCTCACCAAGATATACCAGCAAATAGACTACAATGACGAGATGATTAAAGAACACCATATCACTCGTGGTTCATTTCAGTGGGAGAACGGTGTTAAAGATACTAAGGTAATATTTTATCCAGACAAAAAAGGCAGATTCTATATCTCGTGGGCTCCAGGAAAAAATTTACAGAATAGAGTCGTAACAAGAAATGGTATTAAATATCCGGGTAATGAACATTTAGGCGCATTTGGATGTGACAGTTATGATATATCTGGTACTGTAGGTGGTGGTGGATCAAATGGTGCGTTGCATGGACTGACAAAATTTAATATGGATGATGCGCCTAGCAATGAATTTTTTTTAGAGTATGTCGCTCGTCCACAGACTGCTGAAATATTTTATGAAGATGTATTAATGGCTTGTGTGTTTTACGGAATGCCTATACTTGTTGAGAATAATAAGCCTAGGCTTTTGTACCACTTTAAAAATAGAGGCTATAGAGGATTCTCAATGAATCGTCCTGACAAGACTTACAATAAACTATCCCGTACCGAGCGAGAGCTTGGCGGTATACCTAACTCTTCTGAGGATGTAAAACAAGCGCACGCAGCCGCTATTGAGTCTTATATAGAAAAGTATATTGGACTGGATTTTGATGGGTCATTTAGAGATAAAGATGCTATTGGTAGTATGCCATTTAACAGGACTTTAGAGGACTGGGCAAGGTTTGATATAAATGCCAGAACTAAACATGATGCCTCTATTAGCTCTGGTTTAGCGATTATGGCGTGTCAAAGACACCTATATCAACCCGAAAAAAAAGAATCAAAAATAAAGGTTACCTTTGCAAGGTATAGTAATTCAGGAAGAACTAGCGAACTATTAAAATAAATGGAAAAAGTTACAGTTAACATTTCGCCACAAGGCTTTCCATCCCAATTTGTTTCTGATGCAGAGAAAGCCACGGCAGAGTTTGGTTTGCAAGTTGGTCAAGCCATTCAGTACGAGTGGTTTAAAAAAGATGGTACAGGCTGTAGGTTTTATGACCAGTGGAGAGACTTTCACAGGTTAAGATTATATGCTCGTGGAGAGCAGTCTATCAAGAAATATAAAAACGAGTTAGCTATTGACGGTGATTTGTCTTATCTAAATTTAGATTGGACACCTGTTCCTATTATTCCAAAATTCGTAGACATTGTTGTTAATGGAATGTCTGAAAGACTTTTTAAGGTAAAGGCATATGCACAAGATGCATTGTCTCAAGCCAAGAGAAGTAAGTACCAAGATATCATAGAGGGCCAAATGGCTGCTAAGGATATATTAACTTTGGCCCAAGAAAAAACGGGAATCAATCCGTTTGTGATGGAGCCTGATGAGTTGCCAAATACAGATGAGGAGCTAAAGCTCTATATGCAGCTTAACTATAAGCCAGCTATTGAGATTGCTGAAGAAGAAGCAATTAATACAATATTTGAGGAAAACCAATATCTTGATTTAAGAAAACGGGTTCATTACGATTTAACAGTATTGGGACTGGGGGTTGCTAAGCATGAGTTTTTGCTAGGCTCTGGTGTAAAATTATCTTATGTTGATCCAGCTAATATAGTGTATAGCTATACTGAAGACCCTTACTTTAAAGATTGTTTTTATTGGGGAGAGATTAAAACCCTCCCAATGACTGAATTAGTTAAAATAGATCCTACGCTAACTACAGCTGATCTTGACGAAATTTCTAAATATAGTCAGAGCTGGTATGATTATTTTAACGTAGCTCAGTTTTATGATAATGATATTTTTCATAGAGACACTTGCACTCTGTTATATTTCAATTATAAGACCACACAAAAGGTGGTCTATAAAAAGAAAATTCTTGAAACGGGCGGCTCTAAAGTTATTGAAAAAGATGATACCTTCAACCCTCCGCAGGAGATGATGGATGAGGGAAGATTTGAAAAGATAGAAAAAACCATTGATGTATGGTATGACGGTGTCATGGTTATGGGAACTAACATTCTTTTGAAATGGGAGCTTGCCCATAATATGGTTCGTCCTAAATCATCATCACAACACGCGCTACCTAACTATGTAGCTACTGCACCAAGAATGTATAAAGGAGCTATTGAGTCTTTAACAAGACGCATGATACCTTTTGCTGATTTGATTCAGTTAACGCATTTAAAGTTACAACAGGTTATTGCAAGAACAGTTCCTGATGGGGTATTTATAGATGCCGATGGATTAAATGAAGTTGACCTTGGCACAGGTAATGCGTATAATCCGGAGGACGCACTTAGGCTGTATTTCCAAACCGGTTCTGTTATCGGGCGCAGCTATACTCAGGACGGTGAGTTTAATAATGCCCGTGTACCTATACAGCAGCTTACAGCTAACTCTGGAGCAAGTAAGACCCAGATGCTTATAGCAAATTACAACCACTATATGAATATGATAAGAACGGTTACAGGACTAAATGAGGCTAGAGATGCCTCTACTCCTGACCCGAATTCTTTAGTTGGTTTGCAGAAACTAGCTGCTCTTAACAGCAACACGGCAACAAGACATATCTTAGACGGTAGCTTGTATATGTTCAAGTCATTGGCAGAAGCATTGACTTATAGAGTAGCTGATATTCTAGAATACTCTGACTTTAAGGATGATTTTGTCAATAAGATAGGTAAGTATAACGTCAGTATACTTAACGATATATCAGATCTTTACATATATGACTTTGGTATATTCATAGAGATTGCTCCTGATGAGGAAGAAAAAGCTATGCTTGAACAGAATATTCAAATGGCTTTATCTAAAGGAGACATCTATTTAGAGGACGCTATTGACGTTCGTGAGATTAAAAATATTAAACTCGCCAATCAACTACTAAAACTTAAACGCAAATCTAAGCAAGAACGTGAAGAAAAATTAGCGATGCAACAGCAGGCTATGCAAGCCCAGCAACAGGCTCAGTCTCAGCAAATGGCAGCAGAAGCCGCTATACAAAAAACACAACTTGAATTGCAAGGTAAGATGCAGCTTAAGCAAGCAGAGATTGCTTTTGAGATTGAGAAGATGAAAAATGAGGCACAACTTAAGTCTCAACTTATGCAGCAGGAGTTCCAATATCAGATGCAGTTATCTGGTGCAGAAGGCGAAAATATTAAGTCTCGAGAGCAAATGAAAGAGGATGCTAAAGCCAAGAGAATTAGCCAACAAAGTACTGAGCAGTCAAAGCTAATTAATCAACGTAAAAATAACTTACCACCCATTAACTTTGAGTCAAATGAAGACTCATTGGATGGGTTTGATTTAGCGGAGTTTGAGCCTCGTTAAGTTGAAAAAATATAAAGAATTTAATCTTTATTTTTGTAACATAAAATTTATATCAAATGGAATTAAAAGTTAGAGCACTAGATGATGTGCAAGAAAAATCTGTGCAAGAAGTTGAACAA